AACTTCATCCGCCATTTTTACTTCCTAAATAAGTTTACTACATATATTTATACACTATGTCATACAAAGGACGATACACACCACGAAATCCCAAAAAATATAGAGGTAATCACAACAACATTGTATACCGTTCCTTGTGGGAACTGAAGTTTATGAAATATTGTGACAGAAGTGCCTCTATCCTTGAATGGGGTAGTGAAGAAATTATCATACCCTATATATCGCCTTGGGATAATAGAGTGCATCGTTATTTTCCTGACTTCTACATCAAGGTTCATCAAGCAGACGGAAAAGTCAAAAAGATGATTATAGAAGTCAAGCCGAAGAAGCAATGTAAACCACCGACTACCACACCCAAAAAAAAGACACAGAGATGGTTCAATGAGGTCAAGACTTGGGGTGTCAATGAAGCAAAATGGAAGGCGGCTGTGCCTTGGTGTGAGGACAAAGGAATGGAGTTCAAGATATTAACAGAGGATGATTTAGGTATTCGTTATAAATAGTCTTATGGCACAATCAGATTATATTCGTCAGGTATTAGACGCGGCAGAGGGCCAAGAATACTCAACACAATGGTATAAAGATAAGATAAAAGAGTTTGGAACTCCCCGTCGTCTAGATTTGCTTAGAGATGGTAGAAGAAGTAAATCACCATCTTTTGGCCAATTGAATATGTTTGTCTATGGACCTAAAAATAGATTGACTCTACCCTATTATGATACCTTTCCACTGGTGATGCCAATAGGTGGAATTGGTGGTGGATTTTTAGGAATCAACTTTCATTACTTACCTGTGCCATTGAGAATGAGATTATTAGATAAGGTAGTTAACTTTCCTAATGATGTAAACTATCAGGGATTAAAAAGGATTAGTCTTTTGAAGCCTACTATTAAAAAATACCTAAACGGTTTTGTAAAATCAGAATTTCGTATTATTCAACCAGATGAATTTGTTGTTGCAGCACTACTACCCGTGCACAACTTTAAGAAAGCACAAGCAAGTCAAGTATGGGCAGACTCTAGGAGCATGGTCTAATGGCTAATCAAAATTTAAGAAGAACTTTTGATGTCACGCCTGGCAAGAGAAATACTATTGTTGAGTTGCGAAACTCAATCGGTAAAGGCGGTATTGTCAAAACCAATCAATTTGTGGTTCGTCTAAATTTTCCTCCTGGGCCGGCAAATAGACCTTTCCGTGCAGTAATGGATGCACCAGACCTTTTGGTCAGAGCACAAACTGTTTTTATGCCGGGCACTAATTTCTCAACAGTGGAAGATACTAACATATATGGTCCAAATAGAAATATTGTTTCAGGTATAACTTTTGCTAATAGTGTGGGAATTACTTTCTTGCTTGACGAAGAATTTAAACTGAAACAAACATTTGATGCATGGCAGAGAGCAGCGTATGATGAGCATACTTGGAACCTGAACTACTATGATGAGTATAAGGGTTCAATAGAAATCTACAGTATGACTAATAAAGGGCCTAATGGTGTAAGCAATCAAGATGGAAACATCCCTAATGGTGATGTAAATAACACTGGAACAGATGTGCCAGGATATGGTCTTAAGTGTTGGGAAGCATATCCAATAACCATTGGACAGGTTGACTTTGATGCGGCCGCCTCAACTGCATTTGGAACAATCAACATAGATTTTGGGTTCAGATACACCACAGACATATCTAGGTATGGGTCAGATGCGCCATTTAATGAACCCCGAGCCGATTCAGATATTTCACAGTCACCTAGAAATCTTGCTGGTGGTTTAGAATTCTAGGACTCATTGATTACATAAATTATAACAATTGAATTGATAGGAGAAAATACTATGGCCTTACCAAAACTTGAAGTGCCAAAATATATGATGACAGTACCATCCACAGGAAATGAGATAAAATTCAGACCATTTCTTGTGAGAGAAGAAAAACTTCTTCTTCTGGCGATGGAAGAACAAACAGATACTGCAACACACAATGCAGTTTTAGATTTAGTGCACTCTTGCACATTTGGTGATCTTGGTAAAAAAAGTGACCCAATGTTTGATATTGAGTATGCATTCATCAAGATTAGATCGAAGTCTGTTTCAGAAACCATTGATGTTAGACTATTGTGTCCAGATGATGGAGAAACCTATGTCGATAAATCCATTGACATAGAAGACATTCAGATTTTGATGGATGATGAACACTCAAGTCATGTCAAACTAACTGACACGCTGGCCATTGACTTCACATATCCAACAATTGACACAACTCTAAAATCAACAAAGATTGAAAGTGAAACAGAAAGAGTATTTTTCATTATCAAATCTTGTATTCAAGCTATTAATTTTGGAGAGGATACTTATAATATTGTTGACATCTCAAAGAAAGAACTTAATGAGTTCGTAGATAGCCTGACACAAGAAATGTTTGAGAAGTTACAAAGCTTCTTCTCCACCATGCCTAGATTGAGACACGTATTAGATGTAGAGAATCCTAAAACTGGAGTAGTTTCTCAAGTTGCTCTAGAAGGGCTGGGAGATTTTTTAAATTAACTCTTTCTCATAATAGCCTAGTGAATTATTTTAAAACTAATTTTGGACTGATGCAACACCATAAATATAGTTTAACTGAAATTGAAAATATGATGCCGTGGGAAAGAGACATTTATGTGGGATTATTGGTTGAATGGATAAAGGATGAAGAACAGAGAATCAAACAAGAGCAACAACAAAGAGGATAATCAAAATGAGTCCAAAAACATTGGAACCAACGAGTGATTATGCAAAGTATGATGTGGATGGAGATGGTATCGTGAGTGATGAAGAACTAACAGCAGTAGCAAAACTTGAAGAACTTGAAATGCAAGAAGAAAAGGCAGATGCTCAGCGTCGTATGGCGTGGGTATCTCTTATTTCTATGCTGGTCTTCACTGGCTTTGTGTTTCTACCTATTTTCCCCGATTCAAGAATCCAAGCCCTTGCTGATCTTTTTGGTCTATTCTATATCGGCATGGCTGGCGTAGTAGGTGCCTACATGGGCATGACAGCATACATGAGTAAGAAGTAAATGTCTAGTTTTGAAGCAGTGGTTGATGCTGTTAGAGACGAAGGAATGTCTCTAAGACAACAGTTGGCCAGTCAAGCACCTGAGCAGGAAAGTCCAGCGGTGCGTGATAGAAAAGAGTCAGAAGAAGAAGGAAGAGAAGTTAAAAAAGTTGACCTTTTGACAACAATAGCAGAGAATGTCACTGGTCAGCAAAAGAAACTTGATGAAATAGATGATAGGGGTGATGGTAGTCTTTGGGGAGCATTTAAGAAAGCACTTCTCTTTGGTACGATAGCATTAGCAATTCCAGCAATTCAAGGATTCTTAGAAGCTAAAGGTTGGAAGGGACTCAAGGACGGATTTCAGAAACTTTACTGTTTTCTTATAGAAGGCGAAAGCATAATTGATAAAACATCAAGGTTCGTCAAAGAAGAAATACTTCCTTTACTTACGATAGAAGGTTTAAAACGTTTAGCCAGTAATCTTAACAAATATATTTTTACACCTTTAAGAAGATTATACGGTAGTGTTGCAGGTTTCCTTAAAGATTTGTATGATGGTTGTTTTGATAAACAAATTGAAAAAATTGCAACTAATCTTAACAAATATATTTTTACACCTTTAGGAAGATTTTATGGTAAACTTGTAACTTTCTTTAGAAATTTGTTTGAAGGTAAATATGATAAACAAATTGAAAAAATTGCAACTAATCTTAACAAATATATTTTTACACCTTTAGGAATCTTATACCGTAGTGTTGTAAGTTCATTTAGAGATTTAGCTGCGGGTTGTTATGATGAAGAAATTAAAAAAATTAAATTTGCCTTTAATAAATTCATTCTCAGTCCTTTGAAGAGTTTTGGTGGATGGGTTAGCAGAGTAAAAATGGAAGACCTTGAAAAAGCAGGCCGCGAAATAAATGGAGCTTTAATAATAATTGGTGGAGTTTTAGCAGCTACTAAGGCAGTATTTGACGCTATCACCATGCCAATTAGAGGATTGCTACTTCTTTATGATACAATTACAGATCTTTTCAGTGACGAAGAAAATAAACAAAAACTAACACGTCTTGGGATCGCAGAGAGGCGGTTGCAGCAAATGAAAGATTCACCAAGCGCAAATCCAGAAATGGTTGCAAAGCAACAGAAAGAGGTTGATCGCCTGCAGGCGTTGACGGCCGGGCAGGCGGGGCAAAACTTTGATGATGTTCCAGAGGCTATGGCTCCAGAAACTTCCAACAAGCAATTCTTTATGCTGCTGCGCAGCGAAACCAACAAGCGTAACGAGGAACTTAAGAAAGCTAAAACGGAGTTAGAAGGTGAAATTGGTCGCCGCGCGGCGGCCGTCACCATTTTCCAGGGAAGATTGGCCAAAGGGATGTTGGTTGGCAAGGCCTTCAAGGATGCGACAGAGGCTATAACCAAAAGCCGTGAGATAATCAAAGGAAAAGAATTGGAACTCCGGCCGGTCTTAAAGGAACTTGAACAAATGGAGAGAAGGAGAGATTATGTAAACAGACTCACGCGAGGCGAAGCGATGATTCCTTTAGAGAAAATGGATGAAGTTATCGACAAAATTAACACGGCTGCACTCAGTAAAACAGGAGGCGCTGGTGCACCAGTTCAGATCAACAATGTTAGTCCTACGACTGTTGATGCATCAACATCCAGCGTCACTAGCGCTCCGTCTACGCCAATTAGTCCATCGCCAAACTACGTTGCTATATTATAAAAAAACCCAAGTCAAGGACTGACTTGGGCACAATACCTACTGTCTCTCTAGGCTTCTTCTGCCAGTTTCTCAAAGTAAGACATCATATCTTCACCTTCTGACTGATCCGCCTTTGCAACAGATTGTTGACTAACACGGGGCGGTGCCTCTGGT